TTCAAAATCCGCCGCCTTTACGGGTGTGCCAGTTCGAGTCTGGCTACCGGCACCATATATATCAAGGGCTTAGCTTTCATCGCTGGGCCTTTTTTATTGGGCGCTATTCCAAAAGTGTCAACAAAGTGTCAACAGAGCTTTGGCGCGTATTTGATTGCATCGGCTAAATGGTCGGGTGACAGGTGTGCATAACGCATCGTCATGGCAATCGTTCTGTGACCGAGAATTTTCTGCAGGGTTAACACATCACCACCATTCATCATGAAGTGACTGGCGAAGGTGTGACGGAGAACATGGGTTCTCTGGCCTCTGGGAAGTTGTATTCCTGCCTCAATCACCGCAGCGGAGAACGCTTTATAAGCGTCGGTGCGGAAGATCCTTCCGATCCTTGGGCCGTGCTGGGTGATAGCGCTATAAAGCTCTTCGCTGAGCGGTATGGTGCGATTACGACCGTTTTTCGTGCCGGTGAAGGTGACACGGCCATTCCTTAGCATTTCCGCTCTTAACGTCTGGGCTTCGCTCCAGCGGGCTCCCGTAGCAAGGCAGAGGCGTGTGATAAGCGCAACGTCTGGGTTGTTGGACTCTTCGAGTACGTTAAAAAGTTGACGTAACTCTTCATCGGTCAGGTAGGCGAGCTCTTTTTCGTCCAGGCGCAACGGCTGCATTTTGGCGAAGGGGTTAGGCTTATTCCATTCTCCAAGCCGTATGAGCTGGTTAAATACCGCTCTTAAGTGGGCGTGATCATGATTGGCCGTGTTGGGTGTGATACCCGCTTCCAGGCGTTTCTGACGCAGTTCTGAGGCATCCACAGGGGTGATCGTGGCCGCGGTTGGGTTGCCCATGATATCGGCTAGGTTATTGAGCTGTGAATAGCGCCGTTTGCCGTCTTTGAGAGACTGGCCATGATAGTCAAACCAGAGCTTGATCAAGTCTTTTAGGGTACGACGATCCCGCTTTGGGGTGGCATAACTTTCACCCATTGCAGCCTTGGCCAATACCTTGCCTTCAAAACGCTTTGCTGCTGCCTGGGTAGGCAGTATTTTACGGACACGCTTTCCATATCGGCCTTCAGGCATTATGTCCACTTTCCAGCCGGTTTTGACTTTCTTAATGGTCATTACGCGGCTTTCCCTACCAATCGTCGCTCTATCAGCTTCTGTTCGACGATCTGCCGGAACTGGCCGGTGTTGACCCCTCGTCGTCGGTAGTACTGTTCCAGGTCTTCCCACATGCCTGAGCGCTTGAGATAGCTAATCGCTTGGTCGGTGCGGATACCCTGGCGGGCGTAGATGCTAATCAGGTTGCCAAACGCCAGGGTTACGTTCTTTTCGTTGCCGAGCCCAGGCGCTTTCCGCGCTCGCTTGTACATAAAGCCGGGTTCGTGACAGTAGAAACGGGCGTCATCCTGCATGACTTGCCATGCGGGATCGATCAGGTTGCGGCGGGCGTCGAGGCGATAGGATTGCATGGCGGTACGCCATAGGCCGGTAAGGTGCGGTACCACGTCTACAAAGCGGCTGAAGCCGTGGTTGTGATCGAGCACTTCACCGGTATCCACGTTGCAGGGGATGCCTTGGGCGTACTCACGGAGTACGGACTGGTGGAAACGCAGCTCGATACGCCAGACGGTTTCTTCAGGGTTGTAGGTGCTGTTGAGGTCATCATCGACAGCGTTTTGCCAGATACCTTCCCAGAAGTGCATTTTGTCGCGGTGCTTGGCTTCCAGGGTCTTATTGTAGATACAGCATTGGAGCGCGCCTGCCGTACCAAACATGTAGGTTTCACCCCGGCCATAGGTGGTGGCAATGTTGCCGTGGTCAAATTCCAGGGTGTCGATGCCGTCGATCCGCATGATCTTCTTAGAGCGGGTCACGAAACGTTCCATGAAGTTTTTGGGAGGCTCCCAGCCCTGTACATCCAGGGCGAGGTGAATAGCTGCACCCACTGGCTCCACTTGTGTCAGCATTGAGGCGGCGATCATATCCATGAACTGTTGGCACTGCTGAGGAGAGCGCTCCTGGATAAAGTGGGGGCTTAGCTCGATCTTAAGATGGCTACCGGCATTCTCGGTTTTAACGTGCCGTGCCTGGAAGAAGACGATCACGCCTAGCTCATTGTTTTGGAGGCGGTAGCGGAAACCTGAGCCTGCTGCGCCGGCACCCACAGACCACTCCTGGTCAAAGAGGCGCATGGTGGCGCCTTTGCCTTCGTTGTAGACGTTGATGATCTTATCGAATTGGGGAAGCTGCGGCTTGCCCTGGTAAAGCTGGCGTACTGTATCCACGCCCGCGTTTAAAATTCGCAGATTGTGCATTTCTCGCTGTCCTAGCGAACTGATAAGCAGCTTTCCAAACTGGTCTTGTTCGCCTCGCTGGAGCGACGCAAGAGAGTACCGTTCCCAACGTTCCATAGCTTATAACCCTATAATTTTGAAAATGTTGAAACGTGCTGTAGTGAGCCATTAGCTCGATTGGGTTAATTACTCTGCGAGACGTGTTACAGGGAGGGTCTCGACCTCTTGACGCCAGCTTGTGGTCATCAGCCCGGCCACGGTATTGGTGGCGTGTGGGTCTGTGACGGGCTGAGTTGCGTCATAGCGAGGCAGCACCGTGGCCTGTAACAGCACATGCAGATTGGTACGTTGGCGGGAGTTGGATTCGTTCTGGAATAGACGACCGGCGACGGGGACGCTTTGTAAGCCTGGCACGCCCGAGACCTGTTGTTGGTCGTTTTGGGTCGAGAGGCCACCTAGAAGCAGTGTTTGGCCGGAACGTATCTGAACGGTGGTATTGATTTGCCGTTGATTCGTAATGATATCAGAGGCTAGCACAGAATCCGTGAGCGAGTCAGCCGAGGTGGTGATATCCATAATGACTAAACCGGAGGCGGTGACCACCGGAAGGACGTTTAAGCGAATGCCGATGTCGCGGCGCTCAATGGTTTGAAAGGGGCTGGTAATGTCCGCTGATTCTCCTGTCACGCGACCCGTGACAAACGGGACATTCTGACCGATGGAGATCGTGCCACGCTTACCGGAGAGGGTGAGGATTTGCGGTGTGGATAACACGTTAGAGTTTGAGTCGCGCTGTAAGGCGTTGATGGCAAACGCGAGTACATCCCCGTCGAAGATCCCGAAGGTGCCACCGGAAGACGCTAGCGACGTACCTAAATTGGCGGTGTTGAATCCACCGGCAATAGTCGAACCCGACGCACGACCGAGCGAGACGCCGAGATCCAGCGTGTCGCCGTTGGTGGTTTCAAAGATGACCGCCTGAATGAGTAATTGGGGGTGGGCAACGTCCACTTGCGGGATCAGCTCCTGGAGCTGTGTGAGCTGCTTTTCTGGGCCCTTGGCTAGGATGGCGTTAGAGGCATGGAGTACCTGCACACGGGGCAGGCTGGAGCCGTCCTGGGCGTTCTGGGTCAGAAAGGTGGTGACCAGCGGGGCGATATCGTCAGCGCGCACGTTGTTAAACGCGAACAGGTGCGTGGCCTGGGGTTCAGGCGGTGGGGTGAGCGTTGGGGCGTTGGCGATCTCGGCGGCGGGATCGAGTGGTTCGGTTGGTTGAGCAGAAACACCTGGTGTTTTTGAAGTGGCTGTTTGGCTGGCCGGTGCAACGGTTGGCGGATTGCCTGGGAGAATGGTGTAGCCGTGGGAAAGCAATACGCCTTGGAAGAATTCATCAAGTTGGTGATCAGGCACATCGGGGGCGTAAACCGTGAGCGTGCCGGTGGCCGTGGGGTGTATCGCCAACGGGGAACCGCTTTGGTCGACGTACCAGCGTACGAAGTCGCGGATATCGGTGTCCTGCATCTGGATCGGGGTGGCGTGGGCGCTGGTGGCGATGACGGTAGCCAGGGCGAACGACGCGGCGGTTTTAACAGCGAATTTCAGCATGGGTGACTCCATTTTCTACGCGAACTAGACAGGCGTTCACAGGGACGATGCCAAAGCCTTGGCGGGCGAGATCGTCGGTAGTGAGGGACTGGCGGTCGCTATCAATGAGGCGGTAAGTGGTGCGGTCGCCAAACTGGCTAAAGCTGGCGATGCGGGTGGTGCTAAAGTCGGGCAGTTCTTGCGGTGCCGCGGGGGGCGTGTCGTCTTGCGATCGGGCATTCACACGGTCGGTGACGAGTACCGACAGGGTGATAAAGCAGCCCAGCACAAAGGAGGCCAGGGAGAGCAACGGGCGGTTAAAGCGTTTCCAGTAGATACGGGTCATTTTCATGTAGAACCTCGCGTCGTGAGGCACACGAAGCCTGCCGTGGGTGAGCCAGGGCGGCAGCACGGAGTAAGTGCCGTGGGGGTAGTGGTCAGAGAAGGCTTGCTTGGTGTCGTAAGCGGGGTAGAGGGCGCGGCCGGTGTACGTCCAGCGTTCAACCACCATGGAGGTGGGGGAATCACCGTATTTGACGATGCCTAGATGTACTTTTGGTAAGGGCATCTTGGAGCCGACAAACATCGAGTAAATCGCACCGACAAAGGGCACGGAGACGCGATCCAGGCGGCGGCAGTAAACGACGTGTTCCGCGAGGGCGACGCGGGCTTGCTTGTCCATGATCGACAAGTCTTGAATCAGGAAAATGATATCCCAGCCCAATTTGCGGGCATGGAGAAACCAGTTGATGACGTCCTGACGGCTCTTATCGTTCCAGGAGCGGGCGTTAAACCAGGTGCCGCACTCATCCAGCACCAACAGGCCGTTTTTGTTTTCGTCGTAATCGTCGGTACCGGTGCCGATGGACTCCAGATCGGCCAGGACGGGTTTATCAGGAATGCGGTAGCAGCGGGTCTGTTTGGCTTTTTCGCCAATCAGCTTATCCAGTTTCAGATCCAGGTTGGTGGCGACCTTGCAGCCGTGGTTAAGCTTGTCCTTGATCTTACCTACCGCGACCAGGGTTTTACCGGCGCCTAGTTTGCCGGTGACGACGTAAACGGCCATTAGATAACGGGCCTCCCTTGCTCCCAATCAATCAGCTGTTTCTTCTGCTGGAAGACCCACATAGCCACTTTGCTGCTGTAAATAGCGGCAATGCAGGCTTCAAGGTTGTCAGGCTTTACGGCACCCATGCCGTTGGCGAGATCGGCAGGGAGTGAGGCATTGATACTGTTGATGATCAGCGCAAAGGTTGAGGCAAGCGCCACTAGTAGCGTGATATAGAGCGTTGTCCATACCAGCACGCCCGCCAAACGGCTGGTAAAGCGGGAGGCAATACGGGTGACCACCCATTCAACAATGCGCGTGATAAAGCTGATCAGTGCGCCGATGCCGAGCAGTGCAGGAAGTGCCATTTATGCCGTCCTCTGTTCAGAGCGAAAGAAGGTGTCGACGATGCTGACGACCGTCCAGAAATAGATAATCCAGGTCAGCCAGAGCTTGATGGTGTTAAACGACTGACAGGAGATTTCCATGGGGCCGAACTGGAGAGGTACACAGCCGCCGGTAGGCAGCGAGGGGAGGCGTGAGGTAATTTGTTCGGCAATATCGGAGCTGGCACCGTCGCCGATCTCATCCATGAGGCTGTTTATTTCGTCGCCGTGCTCCTGTTCTTGAAGGGCTACTCCGTCAAGGGTTTCGTCCATGCCGGAGGAATCAAACAGGTCGTCACCGTCGCCGAGATCTTCGGTAAAGCGGGAGGCGAGTTTATCGACCATTTTATTCAACAGTTTTGAAATGCCGTCTAACAGGCCATCGCCTTCACCGTCTTCACCTTCCCCTTCGCCATCCCCGTCACCAGAGTCATCATCTCCACTCCCAAGGCCCAAACCTTTGAGGGCATCGGTGAAGGTGGTGCCTAGTGCGTCAAGGGAGTCGGTTAAAGTGCCGGTTTGATCGTTAAGGGCATCGGTGACATCGATGGTTTGAGCGTTAATCGAGTCATTAATCGTAAAAGAGGAGAAGTCGATTTGCTCATTAATCTCCCTAGTTTGGTCACTAAGGGCGCCGGTAATATCGTTGGAGAGGGCGTCAATGGAGTTACGGTTTGATTGACCAGATGAACGAATGGCCTCAATGATGCCGGATTCATCAAACTCGAAGTCCGGCACGGTTGAGCCGCCACCGGAGCCACCGCTGCCATCGTTATCGTCAGAGTCATCATTGCCGGAATCATCACCGCCACCGGCATCACCACCTGAATCGCCACCACCGTTATCATCGCCAGGATCGGTGGGATCGGTTGGGTTGCCACCACCGTTGTCACCACCACCTGTGTCCCCACCGGAACCGCCACCACCAGAGGACTTGGAGTGGGTGGTGCCATTGGAATCGACATAAGAGAAGTAATCAGGCGCGGAATCCCAATCAACTAAATAAGACGTGTCGCCAATCGTGACGCAGCTAGACGGGTCAGAGCAGCCGCCAGGGAGCGGTTCTAGATATTCAGGGGTATTAAAATCAACAACAGAAAAAGTACCGCCATCGCCCAAGGACTCAATGTATTCCCCGTCGACATACTCCCCATATTCACCGGTTGAAGATGCTTCAATAGGAACCGAGCAAGTAATGTTATCGTCAGTGCCAGTACAAGCTGTGACACCGCCGCCAGATGAAACCGTACAGGCACCACCGGCCGTTTTAACAGACCCACCAGAAGCGAGATAATTAGCAGCGGAAGCCGAACCGTTATAAGTACCGGAGTTTTCAGATTGGCATTGCTCGTCGGTTTTTTTGGGTAAAAGATTCGGATTGTTTGCTAATAAATCGGGATAATCAGGATCAGTATTGCAATAAGAATCTGTATAGTCGCAAGAACCAGAAGTAACTTTTGCGGTGTAAATCGTATTCCCCATCTCATTAGTTCCCGTGCACCAAAGGCCAGCCGCCGTAGGGGCAGGGCCCGAACGGCCAATAGCAGAACAAGCAGCAGAAGGAGAAGAAGCTGGCGAGCCAATACTTCCTGCTTGGTAGTAAATACCTGATGCGGAATAAGAAGGTTGAGAAAACACCATTAAAAAAGGCGCTGATACAGTTAATAAAACGGCTTTTTTAATCATGTTCCCCTCGCTATATAAAAAGGGGCGTTTCCGCCCCTTGGTTGATCCCTGTTAAAGCGGTATTAAGAAGCGCGGTTAGCAAACTTCTTAAACAACTTGATACCGATTAACGCGGCAGTAATAGAAGCAACGACAGGCCATGCGTAACCCGCCATATCAGCCCCTTGAGATTGAACCTCGCTGAAAGCTGCTTCTGCACCGGCGGGGGCAGTTTGCGCAAGAGCGGTAGCAGAACTCATGACGAGAGCAGCACCGCCAGCGACTTTGCCGCGTGTGGTGGTAGCGGCTTGTTTTACGTGTTGTGCGATGGTTTTAAGTTTCATGAGACAGACTCCATAAAGCGTTTAAGGGTCAAGATGATGTGTCCAAACGCCCAACCGACGGCGTAGGACGTGAAAAGGGTGCCAACAACAAACGTAAGGCTCGGATCGTTCATCGTTGGCCCCCATTTATTGCGCCGATCCCGAACGCAAGGACGAGGCCGACGCAATAAACCAGGAGCCACAGACCGCTAATTTCTGTTGTGTCCATGGCTAAGAATCCTATTTTTTGTCGCTGTTAGTAGCCGCTTGTGGCTGGCTACCGGTGGCGTTGGGTCGGCGGGCGGCAAGTACGTGAAGCACGGTTTTGCCACCGGCAGCCGCGGAGGAGGTGCGGAGTTCGATATCCAGTTCCATGGCACAGGGCATGTGCGGGGCGGCGGCGTGGAGCTGGTCGAAAATGTCATAGGGCGCTGTCATGACGCTGACCTGATTGCCGATAGCGTTTTCGTTCTCGGCAGAGGCGGCTTGCATGATGGAAATTTTGGCGCCCTGGACGCCGTTATCCATTTTGTAGCGAGAGGCACCGATAACGTGGGCTTGAATGGTGTTGATCATGTTGATGTTTCCTTTTCGTTAGCGTTGGGTTCTGGCGGCTTGGGTTAAGCAGTAGTCCGCGAGAATGGATAGCTCAGTGGTTTCAGGTGTCACGCCGTTTTGTACTAGTGCCAGGTATTCGGCCTGGGCGTAGTAGGTGGCGGCGCGTGCATAGTCCCTGCCGTGGAGGCACCGCTGGCCCCGCTCCCTCAGAGCTCGGGAATCGAGGCAGGGGGGTGCCCCAACCCGCCCTCCGTGGCCCTTCGGTCTTTCTGCACGGCAGCCCACCCCGTCACGGCTGTCAACCGCTCGTGCCTCGGGTATGACAGCCGCGCCGGGGCGGGCTAAGTACGCCGTGCGACCGAAGGGCGACGGATGACGGGCAGGGGGCACAGGATCAGGCCTCGTTGCTGTGGGGAGCGGGGGAGGCGGCACGGGAAAGGGCTTCCAGCGGTGCTTTGTCGCCGCGCTCCAGTTGGGCAAGGCCGTATTCAATAAGGCGTTCCGAGAGGGCCGAGGACGTCAGGCCGTTGGTGCCCGCCTGGATCAAGTGGCGGCTGTGGGTTTCCGGATCGAGAAAGACGCGGATGGGCTGTTTTTTACTCATGTGCATAACTCCGTTGGGGCTAAAGGCCGTTGTGGATAACGGTTGGCGCGTTAGCCGTGGGGGTGTGGATAGGTGCGCGGGTACCACAATCACCGAGGAACGGGGGGAGGCGTCGGTAGGTGCGGGGGCGCGGTCGGTGGCCTGGGCTAGGCCGTAATGCTTGGCGAGGTAGGCCAGGGCTTGGTGGTAATGCTTGAAAGAGATGCCGTAACGCTCGCCGTGGTCGGTGTCGGTAATACGGGTGATGGTGGCGTCGTCCAGGTCGAGGGCGAGCATGTGCGCGGCAGGTACGTCGATGAAGAAGAAGCCGCCAGCGGTAACGATGTGATGATGAAGTACCACGCCACCAGAGATGCTTTCTCCGTCGAGTAAGAGCTTTTGCGTCGCGATGGTGAGGCCATCGGTCTCCAGCAGCGTGCAGGGTGTCGCCAGCGTGGCGAGAGGGGCAAAGGCGGTCATTAGTGCCAGTCCTCCGATTGAAGGCACTCAGCGGTAAAGAGCGCGACATTAACGAGACGACGACGACCCACTTTGATAAGCGGGAGATTCCCCTGGTTAAGCTGGCCCCGCACGGTGTCGGGGGTAAGGCCAGTTAGCTCGGAGAAACGCTCTATCGTCATGACGGGCACCTGGGGTGCGGGGACGTGGGGCGTGTTGCTCGTTTCCATGCTGTACCTGCTCGCTGTGGCATGTTGTGGTATCTTCAAATCAGTAGCTGTTTAGCTTGTATCTAGATTTGAATACAGTATCTATATCCGAATATAGGCAGAAATAAATATATGTCAAGCGAACTTGGCAAAAAAGTGAGAGAAATACGTGAAGCGGAGGAGATGGGTCGCCAAGCTTTCTGCGATCTAATCGACGTGCCTAAGCAAACTCTGATCAATATTGAGATGGGGCGTAGCGGGCCGTCTGGAAAGCTGTTGGCTGAGGTGAGCAAGGCGTTCACCAAATACACACTTTGGTTGATGACCGATCAGACAGACGAAACATGCGGCCAAATAAGCCCCGATATAGAGAGGGCGCGACGCGGGTTGAAGCAAACAGGGACGGGTACCAACTAGCACAAAGGGTTGTGGATAGATGGTATCCAGGGGGAAGGTATTGTGGGTAAAGGGGGAATAAGTGAAGGATATCGCGGATTTTTTTAGTTCTATTTCAATAATTGTTGCTGCCTTGGCTGGCTTAGGTGTAATTAGTAAATGGAAGTCAGAGAGATTTGACAAAATAAAGATAGATGCATTAGAAAAATATGAGGGCTTGATAAGAAGTGTTAAAGATGAGTTAGCTTTCTTAATGAGCGATGATTTAAAAAAAGAATATGGAGATTATTTCGTTGATACGCGTTCTAAAGAAGATTTTTCAGAGCAAATGTTTAAGGTTGAATATGATAAGAAATTAAGACCAACGAGGTTTTTTATAAATCGCAAAAACGAGATTTTTTATAATGTTAGAGAAAAACTCTCTCTTGCAGATAAAGTTTTAAATGTTTATTGTGATTATGAAGGGAAGAGGCTTGGGTTCACACATAATTATTTCATTTCTATTTCTAAAGTTTTTGAAGAAAGTTTGTCTCATGTCACTAATGCTATGAATTCACAGGAAGATGATGAATATGTCGATGAAAGCAAGGATATAACTAGAAAAGTCGATTTTTATTATGATGCAGATTTTTCTTACTGTTTGATGTTTAATAAGTTTGGGTACGATTTTTTTAAAATTGCTTTTATTAAAACAAGTCCTGGGAGTACAGGCTCTTTCAAAGATCTTTATGATAAAAGAGTTGAGGTTTGTAGTAAGGTTATAAGTCTTGCTGCGGCTGAAAGAGTTAGGGTTCATTCGCTCTTTTTTATGAGGTGGCTAGTCGCTCTAAAAGTTTTTTTAGCAAAGTATAGCATAGTAGGTAAGGTGGTTTTTAGTGATGGTGTTAACGCTTTAATAATGGGGTTTGATGGAGGAGTATTTAACATTAATGTTAATGGTAGAAGCGTAGAAGAAATAGAAAATGAGTCTAGAATAAAAGCTTTTAGAAAACTTTTGAAAATTGAAATTAAAAATATGTTCATGTGGCAATTGGGTTAGTTGCCGTCATAACTTGAAACCTCACCATTGCATATCCGCACCGAATGCCGACCGTCCTGAAAAGGGCGGCTTCCATCCCAATAGAGATAACGACACAGGCTGCCCCCGTAAGTGCGTGTAGAGGTGCTAGAAGGCTGACCGAGTATGTTGATAGCTTGGCGTTCACTCATACCAGGAATCACGACTCCCCTTGCTGCTGCTCTTACCTCGGCGTTACGCCGTTCAGTGGTTGATTGGTAGTTGCGATTACTTCGACTGTACTGGGATCGATGTGCAGGCTGAGAAACACGCGGAGTAGATGAACGGGCAGCAGGTGCGGGGATCGGTAGGGTTGATAATGTACCTGCATCAGAAAGAGGGGCGGCACCTTGGGTGCATGGCGTGTCTTGGTAGGTGGTATGGCCATTAATGACGCACTTGTGGATATCAGCGTTGGCCGTGAGCGGGGATAGCACCAGGAGAACAAGCAAAGCGGTTTTTTTCATCGTTCCAAATGCCTAACTTAACGTAGGCTATAAATCCTAACAAAATATTGCCCCTAAGTGTCCACATTGCGACAACAAAACTTAGCTCTAGCGAGCCAAAACGAGCATTTTTAGTGGTGAAAATTCTTTAAAATCAATGCAGTGTGCTAGTGTGAGACGGTGCGCTAAGGCTTCAAAATCCGCCGCCTTTACGGGTGTGCCAGTTCGAGTCTGGCCACCGGCACCA